GAGGGCAAGAATCATCGAGCGAGCGGCCATTTAATTCAGATAAGGTTACAAGATCAAGTGAACAATCCAAGGCTATGGCCAACACCAGTTCAGAGAATGTACAAAGACAACGCAAGTCCATCGGAATACGACAGGAACGAGATACCCCTAGCGGCACAGGTTGGTGGGCCGTTGAACCCAGAATGGGTCGAGTGGCTCATGGGGTGGCCAGTAGGGTGGACAGACTTAAAGCCATTGGAAATGGACAAGTTCCACTTGTGGCAGCAACAGCATGGAAAATTTTAAATAAAAAAATGGGCAGCTGGTGAGAGCTGCCCACAATCCCGAACTAGGACAAAGATGGCAAATATAATTGTAAGCGAAACCGACAATAAAAAAATGGGCAGCTGGTGAGAGCTGCCCACAATCCCGAACTAGGACAAAGATGGCAAATATAATTGTAAGCGAAACCGACTCCAAATATCCATTTTGGTATGAATTAAAAGAATTCCCAATTTTTTGTGGATTCACCGACATGAAACGGCCAGTCGGCATCGATGGCATCATGGGCATTGCCGAGGCTGCCACCACTGGCCGACTTGGCACCTACCACCAAGCCAAGTCCATCCAGCACCCATATGTTGGATTGTCACTGCTGCACCCATTAATGCTGGAACCCGATTTATACCTGGTGTGCATCGATCTGGATTGGAAAAATGCAGCCGATTACCAGCCACATCCACAGCAAATGCAGCTGATGACCTACCTCAACAAAGTCGGTGCAGCATACGAGACATCACTGTCTGGCCATGGTGCCCATTATTGGGTTTTGATGCCCAAGGACAAAATACCGAAATGCATCACATTGCCAGAGAACAGGCAAATCGAGTTTTTTAGTGGATTTTCTGGCCAGAAAAAAAACATACTTTTGACCGATTGGGATTTCACTGGTGTATTGAAAGAGATCAATGTCATGGATTATCTGCCATCCAATTCCAAAGCCGATGATGTGAAATTATTATTATCTTGCATCGAGGCCGAGGATTATCAGGAATGGATATCGGTGGGCATGATACTCAAAAAAGAATTATCAGAATTGGGGTTTGAATTATGGGATCAGTGGTCGAGAAAATCACCCAAATATGATCCATTTATTATGTCTCAGAAATGGGATTCATTTAAAAAGGAAGATGGAATCGGAATTAGGCAATTAATCCGATTATCTAAAAAATATGGGTTTCAAGGCCAGTTTCAAGGCCAGATTAATAGTTTTAATAATCCTGAAGAAGATTTTAATATTGATAATGCTGATTCAGTATTTTCAAATATTATTGATCCTGACACTGGCGAGATTTTGGTTAAAGATATTTGGGAAAGCCGAATAATCGAGCCAATGACAGTGCTCACCAGTCCGAATTGGGTGATCGATGGATTTTTGGCCGATGGTTTGACTTTGATTGCTGGGGCACCAGGAGTCGGCAAAACAAGTGCCATTTTGCCATTGGCCATGCAAGTGGCTGGGTTTTACAGCCATTTCTCCAATGTCAGTATCAAGATCAGACGCAAAGTGATTTACCTGAGCGAGGATACTGGCCAAGTGCAGCGGATTCAGTATGCTTTGCAAAAGCGTTTAAAGCGCACAGAGGCCGATTTGCCCATTGAATGGCCAGAGATATCAGATTGGTTCAAAGTCGTGGCCACCAAGCGATCCAGTGCCTCAGATATAGCCAAATTGGCCATTTTGGCAGCTAAGAATGTAAGCCATTTCCCAGACATCGATGGCGAGCTGGTGGAGATCAAGCCACTCATTGTGATTGATACGGCCAGCGCATCATTTAACGTGGATTCTGAGAACGATAACGCTGAGATTGCCAAGTACATTTCAGCCATCAAAGAAGGGCTGATTGGGCGTGGATATCCAGTCTGGGTGGTTACCCATACACCCAAGGCTTTAAAACGAGCTGATGTACGGGATTTTAGTGCCAGGGGAGCTGGTGCCTGGGAAGGTGATGCCAATTGCGTGGCGTACCTATTCCAAGAGGATGGACTCGAAGAACGATTTCTCAAACTTGGAAAACATCGATATCAATCGGATTTTGATGAAGTGGCGTTTGAGTCCAATATTTATGCCGAGTTCGTCACCGACCAGCTGCGTGGCCCGATCGAGATTTCGGTGCGCTGGGCCATTCCATCCAAGTCGATGGAATCCAAGCGCATTGAGGCCAAGGAATTGGCCAAGGAAGAAAAGTACGAATCTATTAAACAATCCAGAAAAGCTGAAATCATCGATGTGATCCAAAAAGAAATTGCAGCTGGCCGATATCCATCCAAACGATCCGTTAGGCAATTGGTGCCTGGTCGAACCGAGGAGGTCATGTCCATCATTGATGGTTTGATTGAGGATGAATCCATACTGGAAGTGGACTTGCCAGCTGAGTTAAAAGTCGGTGCAAAACGCACATCATTGGTTCCCAATTTTCGGGAACCAATAGAAAACCCATTTAAGTGAAAAGGATTCATTTCAATTGGTTCCCGATTGATCGGTTCCCCTTAGGAAAAAAACAGGGAACCAATAGTGCTTGAGTAGCACTATTGGTATAAGTTCCAGAAAACTGGGAACCAATGGGAACCAATGGGAACCAATAATAAAAAAGGATTAACAATGGAAAAAGAAAACCCAAGGCCCAGTTTTGAATTTATCGATGATGATCGGATTTTTTGTGATGAATGCCAGCATTTGGGGCCACAGAATTGGCAATACAAATGCTTGGCTGGTCAGACTTATTTGCTTGGAATCAAAAATAGATGCACAATTTATATACAGAAAAAACCAAAGTCAGACAAATTTTGGGAACCTCAGGAGAAATTTTGGGAATAAAAGAACACACCATTCAAGTCAAAGTCATCCAACACATTCGGACTTTTTGGCCCAATGCGCTCATTTTCTCGATACCGAATGGTGCAGCAACATCGGCCAAAAATCGAATTAATTTGTTTTTGGAAGGATTGACAGCTGGTGTACCAGATCTATTCTTGGCCGAGGCCAGGCATGGATTCAATGGTTTATTTGTTGAAATGAAGACCCAAGAAGGCTTGGAATCCCATGATCAAAAGCGAATCAGACTGATGCTCAATGAACGAAACTACTTAGTCTATGTGGCCAGATCCAGCGAAACGGCCATCGAGATCATTGAGGATTATTTGTCTTAATTTCACAAATATTCACAAAATTTAATGAAATTATGCTAGAGTGATGGAAATTAACTAAGGAGCTGAAAAAATGTTTAAACTTACAGACGAGCAAAAAGTGACAATTCTTGATGTATCAGCAGCCATTGTCATTGGTGTGGTAATAGCACTATTGATGGTTTATGGTTTAAGCAAATAAGGTTTTATTATGCCAATTATGAAAAAAGCCGATGGCTGGTATTGGGGATCAAAAGGCCCATTTGATACCAAGCAAAAGGCTGTCCAAGTCGGCCAAGCAGCTCATGCAGCTGGTGCAGAGGATGGCGAAACTGCCATTGTCAAAGAAAAGAAAGCGGGCAAACTGACGTTTGCGCTGGATTATCACAAAACATATTCAGCCGATCCAAAATTTTGGAATGTGTTTATTCAATTGGTTTATCTACGCAAAGACAAATTACTTTGCGTTTCTCATGCCACCGATCCAGATGAGATCGATGATTTATACAAATCAATTGGCAAGATAATCGGCAAAGATAATGTGGTATTGACTGATGGTGCTGCAAAGAAACCATATTGTGATGAACATGGAATTGATATTGATGTATGGATTGATAATAATCCAGAGCATATTATTAATAAACCATAATGCCAACACTGCCATCCAATAATAAATGTGCATCACTTGGATGCCCAGATAATCGATCGAGATTATCTACATTTTGTTTGGCTCATGGCGGTCGAGATACTTATGTCGCAAGACGATCCATTGAACGCAAGAAGTTCAATTCAATGTATGACAAGGGATCATGGAAGAAGTTAAGACAGGCCAAGCTATCGATGCAGCCGATGTGCCAGGCGTGTTTGATCCGAGGCGTGGTTTCACCAGCATCACAAGTCGATCACCTATTTGCTTGGAGTGCCATTGGGGAGATGGCGTTCTATCGCAATGTGTTTCAATGCTTGTGCCATGGATGCCACAGTGACAAGACCCAGCTCGAGCGTGATGGTGTCTATCGTCACTACAATGGCAAGGAGATGGATTACAGCATCGAGGACTACCAGTCAGTGCTTGGGATTGCCTCGATGGACTCAGCAACCAGCTCAGAGTCGCATGGGATGGGCGAAATCCTATGAAAACTTAAATTTTGCCCGAAGACAAACAAGCAAGCGCGGCCCCCAATTTTCTGCAAAATCGGTTTGGGGGTATAGATGGTTTAGGGAAAACCCTTAGGAGAGGTCAAAATGAAAAAGCCATTAGAGCTGCACATGGTCGATGGCACCAAAACACGCAGCAAATTAAAACCAGCAGCCATTCCAGCCGAGCTGAAAAACAGAATGCCATTTGCGGAATGGCATGATCATCCAGAGCAGTTTGATAAAAAGAAATTTGTCAAAGAGGCATCAGATTTTTTGTTTGATGTTTATGGGATTGGCGATAATCAAAATCGGCACACATTGGGGATGCTGGCCGACACCATGGAAATGTACGTCAATTGCAATATGCAGCTCACAAATGATAGGCTAATGATTTGGCACAACGATGGCAAAACGGCAGCCATTAATCCATTGGTTAATATTCGAGCCAAGGCATTGGAGCAGTGCATTAGGCTAATGGGCGAATTGGGCCTCACACCCAAAGCCAGGCTGGCTGGACAAAAAACAGAAAAAACCAATAATATTGATTCACTGCTCAAAGGGCCAAAGGCTGCATGAATTATCAAGACGGCATTTTGTATGCCATCCAAGTCACCAAAGGCGAAATCAATGTTTGTCGGGATGTGCAACTGGCGTGTCAAAGATTTATCGATCAATATGAAAACAAGACATGGGAATGGGTTTTTGATCCAGACTATCCACAGCACGTTTTAAATTTTGCGGCTACCTTGAAACATACCAAGGGGCCAAATGCTGGCGATCCAATTGTCCTCGAGCCATTTCAGATTTTGCTGATTACGGCAATTTATGGGTTCAGGGCAAAAAAGAATCACACCAAGCGCATGGTCACTGATGTGATTGTTTACATTCCAAGGAAAGCTGGCAAGTCAACACTCACGGCCATCATTGCTTTATATGAGCTGCAATTTGGCGAGGCTGGAGCCGAGGTATTTACTCTGGCCACCAACAGGGAACAGGCCACTATTGTTTTTGATTCGGCCAAAGGGTTTATTGAGAATATGCCCAAGGAGCTGGCTGATTGTTTTAATCCCAGCAAATATGAGGTCAAAAAGGCTGGGGATTCGCAATCGATGTTTAAGGCCCTGAGTCGAGACACCAAAAAAACAGGGGATGGCAAAAACCCATCATGCGTGATCATTGATGAGGCCGCCCAGATTGTGGACAGAAACTCGATCGAGGTGCTGCACTCGGGTATGGTGGCCAGACAGAATCCACTCAGGATTTACATCACCACTGCCAGTTTTACAAAAGACACCAAATTTTATGAAGATTTCTCGATGTACCAATCGATGCTATATGGCGAGGCCACAGACAATCCAAGGTGGTTTGGGCTGCTGTATTCATTAGATCAAAACGATGATTGGCGTGATCCGATAGTCTGGGCCAAGGCCAACCCAATGCATGGAATATCGATTTTTGAGGAGGCCATTGCCCAGCGAGCCGAGGAGGCCAAGCACAAACCAGCTGCACTCAATGAGTTTTTGTGCAAGACTTTGAATATATTTGTGTCGGCACAGAGTGCGTGGCTGGATCGGACATTCTGGGATGAGGCCACCCAAGTGGTGGATGACCGAGTGCCCGATGCAGTTTTCATTGGGTTTGATTTGGCAGCCACCCGAGATTTGAATGCAGTTTGCACTTTAAAGCGATATGGGGAGCTGGACTACCGAGCCGAGTTTAAATTCTTTTTGCCTGAGGCTGGGCTGGAGCTGATACCCAAACACTATGCCGACATTTTCAGAGTGGCGGTGCGGACTGGCATTCTCAAGATTACCGAGGGCAATGTGATGGATGATCGGGAAGTGAGCGATTACATTAAATCAGAATGTGCAAAATATGAAGTTAAGGAAGTAGGATATGACGCATACAACGCATCAAGCCTGGTGGCCAGATTGCATGAGGCTGGCATTCCAGTCAAAAAAGTGGGTCAGGGCATGGGCGTGTTATCAAATCCATCGAAATATGTGGAAAAATTGGTATTAAATAAGCAAATCAAACATGATGGCAATCCATTTTTAGGATGGCAATTGTCCAATTGCGAGGTTTACGAGGATGTCAATGGCAACATCAAAGTCAGAAAAAACGAGGCCGACAAAGCGGCCAAGGTCGATGGAATTATTGCAATGATCATTGCAGCCCATTGCAGTTTGGACAACCCTTATGTATCGAGTTCGTTTGGATTTCGTTCGTTTTAATGATACTATGTGATCAAAATGGGGGTAAAACATGGGAATATTAGATATTTTCAAGAGTAAAACGACCAAAGAATCGAATACTTTATTTGGCCAAACACAGCTGGGAAACCAGATTGTCAGGACAAATCAGAATGGCCAGCAAGGCTCGGCATTCCAATTACTTTACGTCACCACATCGAGCGTCACCAATGCTGGCCGAATTGTGGATATGTCGGTGCTGTCACGCAACAGTACGATCATGTCATGCGTGGGAGTCAAAGCCAGAGCATTGGCCCAATGCGGAATCAGTGTGATGTACAAATGTGATGATGGCACATTTGTGGATGCCATCAAATCCGATCTGCCTGGTGCAAGGGACAAAGCCAAGGCCAAACAAGTATTGGGATTGATTCAAGACCCCAACAATTTCCAAAACGCATATGAATTTTGGTATCAATGGTCGATGTGGCAAGACTTGGCTGGCGAATGCTTTACATTGCTTTTGAGAAAAGATAATAAAGACTCGATGCAGACCCCAATCGAGATGTATAACCTCGATGCCACATTGATCACAGTTCAAATGACCAATTTGCGGTATCCAAGCTATCGGATGTCCACTCCAACGTATGGTTTCAACATGGATGAGCCATTGCTACCATACCAGGTGATTCATATCACTGAGGCAGCGTGGCAAGGCTCGGCTGGTTTCAATAAAGGTATTTTGGCCACCGAGCTGGTGGCACTTGATACTGACATTGACCTATATGCCAACTACATTATGCAAAATGGGGCCAAGCCCAGTGGTCTATTTAAGACAGATCAGGTCATTCCAGACATGAAGTACAAAGAGATTGCAGCCAGGCTAAAAGAGGCGTGGGCATCGATGACTGGATCCAAGGATACCGACTTGAGCAAGCCAGGCCAAGGAATGCTGCTCGATCAGGGCATGACATTTGAAACAGTCAAAATGCTGACCTTGCAAGATGCTGATGCAGCCAGATTAAAAGACCAGACCACCAAACGCATTTGTGCATTGTTTGGTGTGCCAGCACAGCTGCTGGGCCTTGAAATGGGCAAATACAACAACACGCAAACATTGCTCGATGAATTCTACAAAACGACAATGTATCCGATGATCATTAACATTGAGCAAAAATTCAACAAGCAATTATTCAGGGGATACCCAAATCTTTGCATGAGATTCGATACCAAGGACTTTTTAAAAGGTGCTGCACTCGATCAAATGAATTTTGTCACTGCTGGTGTTTCAGCTGGAATATTCACACCCAATGAGGCCAGAGAATATTTGAATATGGCCAAGGTCGATGGCGGGGATGAATTGCCAGCACTGAATCCAGCTGGCATTTCCAAAACCAATGTGCCAATTTCTGGTAAACCAGTGGCCAAAATCGATCCAATTGCTGGGTCCAGTCCACAGGACACTGGCGGTGGAGGTGGTTCAACGGCTCCAAAATCGGCCATCAATACAGCCAAATAATGAACAATACAAAAAAAATAATTCGGGTTTTGACTTCACAAACCAAAGTGGCTAGTGTTAAACTACCACAAATTCCCGAGAAAACCCCTACAATACAAGATAATAATCAGTCTATACATAATGGGGTAATCAATGAAGCAAACATTGAATTTAATTTGCGAGGCGAAGGTCAGTCTAAAAAAAGAGGCAGACCAAAAAAACTCACCTAGTGGAAAAATTGCAGCCAAAGTCACCACCTGGGGACCAAGGGATGGCGAAGACGGCAGAAAATTCAATTACCAGCCCGAGGGATTCATGGACTGGGCCAATGAATTTGCAAAATCTGGCAAACCATTGCCAATGTTTTTGAATCACAACGACATGGGAATGCCAGTCGGCCAATGGGATTCATTCCAATTTGATGATGATGGAATGTGTGCTGAAGGCAAATTATATTTAAGCACTGTCGGTGGTTCCGACTTATACAACGTCTTAAAAGAATCACCCAATATGTTTGGTGGCGTGTCTGTCGGTGCATATGCTGACGAGGCCATGATGGTGGATGCCGATGGCAATCCATGCGATGATGACGATGAAGAATCATATTTCCAGATCACCAAAGGCGGTTTGCGTGAGGTGTCTGTCGTTATGTACCCAAACAATCCAAAAGCGGAAGTAATGAATCTTGAGTATTTCGATGGCAATGGCCAGGCGAATCCAAGAATGATCGAGAAAACTCTGCGTGATGCAGGATTTTCACGAAAAGATGCGACCACTGCATCTTCAATACTGAAGAAAATACTTGAGCAGCGTGATGCCGCCAAGCAAACTATTCAGGAAACCCCAAAGCCGAGCGAATCGGATGCGGTGGTCAACGAGGCCGATTCAATTCTTGAGGCGTTAACGCACAGAGAATTGTTGAAAGCATTATCCAAGCGTCTTTAATCAAGGAACACATCATGTCAGTCGATAAAATTCTAGAAAAAGTCGATGCCATTGAGGCATCAAATTTGGCAAAGATTGAGGAAGTAAAAACTCAAACTCTGGCCAAAGTAGAAGAAATTTCTGTTGCAACCACAGAGAAATTGGCAGCCATCGAGGCCAAATTGTCTGAAATCAACACAGCTCCATCAATCATCAAGCCAGCGAAAACCATCAAAGGTGAAGTGAATAAGATGGTGCGTGAGCAGCTCAAGCATTTTGCCAAAAAAGGCAAAATGGAAAAAGAAATCAAATTGTTTGAGTCTGATGACCAGTATCAAGCATATTTGCGTGAGAGTTCATCTTTGACTGGTGGCGGCTACAATGTCGGCGGTCGGACAGCATACGATCCAGTATTCCACACATTGCGTTTGATCAACCCCATGCGTGGTTTGTCCAGAAACGTGACCACTGAAGGTTCAACCTATCAGTTCAGAGCTAAAGTCGGCAATGCTGGTGCAACTTGGGGCTATTCCATTCAAAACAATGGTTCAGCAACAACTGAAGCGACCAACATTTGGCAATTGGTTTTGCAAGACTTGAATGTGCAATTCCCAATTCGTACAGCTGCACTCGATGACATCGATGGTTTAGAGGCCAATGTGGTCGATGATATGTTGATGGAATTCAGCCAGGTCGAAGGTCAATCCATGATCCAAAATAATGACCAAACTGATAGTCCCAATACATATGGTGGTACTCAAGGTTTGCGTGGTTTGAATCAATATGCAAATGCTGGTGCAGCAGCCACATATACTGGCGGTGCAATCACAACTGGCGCATTCGGCACATCAGGCATTTCAACCAGCAATGGTTTGAATAGTTTGGCTGTTTATGACCAGCTGACCACCAATAGCAATACAGTCGGTGCAGCCAATGTGACGTATACCGATGTGGTCAATTTCATCTACGCATTGCCACAACAATACTGGACTCCAAGCGCAAAATTCTTGGTCAATCCATTCATGTTGTCTCAAATTCGTGGTTTGAAAGACTCCAACGGAACACCAATTTTCGAGCGTATGCACCCATTGAACGATGGCCCAGGCACTGGCATCGTGGGCACAATGCTTGGTTTTGATGTGGTGGTCAACAAGTATCTTGATAATCCCTCACAAACCACCACAGCATCAGCTGGTACATTGAACAAGTTCCCAATGTACTTTGGGGACTGGCAACGTGGCCACACCATTGTGGATCGTTTGAACATGATCCTACGCAGATACGATCAGACATTGCCAGGCTATATCACATTCTTCGGTGAGAAGCGTTTGGCTGCATCCAATGTCGATCCATTGAGCATTATTGCTTATCGTTCAACTGCTACGGCAGCAAACTAAAAGTGTGGGGGAGCATTGCTCCCCTACCTTTTTATCATTAAATTTTTTGGGATTATTTATGAGCACCAACATTATTCTTGAGGCCATCCACAAATCACTGGTTAAGCAAAAACGAGTGACTGTCAATTTGAAAGAGGCATCGGCACTCACTGGCTCAGGTAGTAATGTCGGTGGTCGTGTTATTTATGATGATGCGTTTGCATCATTGCGTTTGGCCAATCCTATTCGTGCAGCTGGCGCACGCGTGATCCAAACGATTGGATCGGATGAGGCGTTTGTGGTTAAAACTGGTAATGTGACCAATGCGACAAACCCATGGGGCTATACATTCACACCCAATGTGGGAACACCCAATACAGCCACATCATTTTGGCAATTGCCAGTGAGAGTGGTTTCTGCTCAAGTCCCAGTCAGGACAGCAGTTTTGAGTGACATTAATGCACTTAATGAAACCATCATTTCTGATGTCGGTTTGGAATTTTCACAGCAAGAGGCATTGTCAATGATGCTGAACAATGACCAGTCTGGCTCGACCACCACAACTTATGGCGGCACTCAGGGATTGCGTGGTTTGAATTACTACACATCAGGATCAGCAGCTGCATTTGGATCAAATGGATCGGCCATTACCAATGGAATTCACACAGTGTTGACAGTGGCATCCACCACTGGCGGTGCAATCGTTTATAACGACATTGCTGCACTCAATGCTGCATTGCCACCCCAATACTACAATATGCCATCCACTTGCTGGATGATGCACCCCAATACTATTGCTTATTTGCGTGAGCTAAAAGACTCTGGTGGTTTGCCATTATTTCTTGAGATTGGCGATAAAGACGGCTATTCAGTCGGCAATATTTTTGGCCATCGAGTGATTCCCAATCCATTCATGGATCAAATTGGATCGAGTAAGCTGCCAATTTATTTGGGCGCATGGGAATTATTTGTAACTATTGCTGACAATGAAGAAATGTCATTCCAATGGTTTGATCAAACAACACCAGGCTCAATGGTGCTATATGCTGAAAAGCGTGTTTGCAGCACAATTCGTGACGTATATGCTGGCGTGAGACTTTCAACTTAAAGGCTCAAAATGGCACTCGACAGCTACGTCAATGGCCCATACTTGGGAACAAGTAGGAATCCATTTTCCTATGAGAAGATCGAGCAAGTCACTCGGGATGTGTCAACTCCTTGGTTGACATTGACACAGATCACCAATCAGCTCAATTTATACAATGACACCAGCCAAGATGATTATTTGTCTGGATTAGAAGTGGCCACCAGAATGATGGTGGAAGACTTTTTGGGCATGAGCATATTTTCCACCCAATATCGAGTCTATTATGGGGCATGGAATGGCATGAGTGGCACTTCAGTGTGCTTGGATTTGCCCGAGGTTACCCAAGGCTCAACTGGCGTGACAATCAATTCTGTGGGCTATTGGACAACCACCAATCCACCGACATTTACCACATTGGCATCGACCAATTATTTCTACGATCCAACTGGCAACAAAATCATTGTGACTGGTATGCCCAGCGAGATCAATCAAGTGATTACCAATCCGATTGTGGCTTTATACACAACGGCAGCCAGCACATATGCAGCATACCCAGTGATTCAACAGGCTGGATTGATGATTTTGACGCATTTATACAATAATCGTTCAGATACTACATCAACCAGTTTAAAACAGATTCCCATGGGAGCTGCTGCATTGCTCAGACCCTATAAACCATTGGTGCTATAAATGGCCATTGCAAGATACGAAAATATCAATGTCAACAATGTCACAGCTGGCGTGGATTCTATTGGCCAGCAGACAACGACCATCACATTGGCATTTTCGACTCGAGCATTGGTTCAGGATGTCAGAGACTCAATGGTGGCATCCAAAGATGATCGAGCCTATACCAAGCAAGTTCGTTTTGTCTTAAATTTCACTCCAAACACATTGGCGGTTTCATTGAATCAATATCAATATTCTATCAATTGGAGAAACAAGGATTATCGGGTCATGGATGTTTTGGAATCCAATGATCGTATGAATGTGACTTTTGTTTGTTATCGCAACGATCCGATTACATCAGTATGACCACCCAGCAAAATGTCATCAACTATGCCCAGGCGATTCAAAATCAACTGGCTGCCACTGTTTCACCAGTGCCAGTGTATGCAAACTTCAACAGGAATTTTGCAGAGCAAACCCAGTTTTTGGTTTGGCAGCTGCGGAATGTCCACCAGCCAGTTTATACAGGGCCGAGTCAATCCAACAAAGGGATTGACACACCAATTTTCCAGACATCGGTTTTTGCCTCAGACATGAACAATTGTTTTAGCATGACCAATCAGATACTTCAGGCATTGCATGGATTCTCAGGATTTTTTGGTGTGAAAGGGTCGTTTGCTGGTATTTTTGTGTCGAAAATTGATATATCGATGCTATACAATACCTATGATGACAATGTAAAATTAAACCAAATAATCTTGGATTGTCGGATGGACATCCCATGTTGATAAAACAAAACAATTCGTTTAATTTTTCTCAAAGGATTTAATCATGGCATTACCAAATCAAGTCTTACCAGGCTTTGCAGCGTCACTCTGGTGCCAAACTGGAGCATCACCCACAGCATTGACATTGACTCAATTGTCCACTTGGACTGGCCAAGTCGCTGGCATTGTCGGCACCATTGCCAATGGCACTGGCTCTACTGCACAGCAATTGTATGTTGAAGACATCCCAGCATTTGGCCAAGATGACGCATCGGCCAATTTCGGGGTTGCTGGATCGAGACAGTCAGACATCATCCCAACTCAATCAAAACCCACATCGATGACGATTGTGGCAGCATGGAACCCATCAGATGCTGGTTTGCTTTTGATGCGTGCTGATGCCTATTCTGGCGTGATTGATCGTACTTTTGTGATTGCAGCAGTGGCTGGTGCAAATACTGTGGCTTATGCTTTTAATGGCCGAGTGTCTGAATTCAAAATTGAGACAAACACTAAGGCCGAGGCAAAATGCACATTTAGCATTCATCCAAGGGGCAACCTATACGGCTGGTCTAACAATACATAATCAGGCAAAACCATGATTACAGTTCAATTTGCAAATGGCAAAACCTATCAAGTGGAAGATATTGATGAGGCTATTGCCAAATGCCTGGCTGCTGGGGATGACCCATTCAGACCCATTATTGTTGAAACACCAGAAACAAAAACAGAATAAAACACAATGACAACAATACAAAACAATAATGATCTTTTGGGATATTTAATAAACCAAGCCGAGTCTGGTAAAAAGGACTGGTTTGGTTTTTCCCAACAAAAAATCACTGGCATCAATTTGGCGTTTGATATTGCCAAAAACCATGCCGACTCGATGACTCCAGAGGAGGTGGTTGATTACGTCATCCAGCTCAATAGTATGATTTTCAAGAAAATCATCATTGGAAAGCTCAATTAAATGTCCACCGAAATCAAAATTCAATGGAGTGGATTCAAAGAATTTGATGATTTGCTGAATCAAATTGATGATGAATTCAGCGAAAAAGACACCAGAAACATTTTGAGAAATGCTTGCAGATCGGCCATGAAACCAGTATTGGAAACGGCCAAGGCATTATTAACAACACACATCGACACTGGCCAGCTCAGAGCATCACTCCAAATCGAGGCAAGAAAACCAACGGCCAAGGATAAACATTCAATATATACCACACCGACCACAATTATGATTTCTCGGGTCACAGTGGCACCAGGCAATAAATTTGTGGCAGATGATGGCGATCACAAACAATTGTCCAAAAAATTCAAGAATGTTAAAACCAAACAAACTCAGCATATGCACAGTGATGGCCGAGCATTTGCCATCGAGTTTGGAACGGCCAGATGGCTCAAGGGCGAGGGCAGTCCATTCATTCGACCAGCTCTAGAAAGCAATGCAATTCAAGTCACCAATTCATTGGCTGGTGATTTAAAAGACGCATTAATAAAATACAAATCAAAACACATGGGAACAAAAAAATGAATCAACTTGCAAATGCTTTTGGCTCCAAATTTGCCGAAAATAAAGACTCACTCAGGATCAAATCATTTGAATTGAATGGCCACACATTTAGAGTCAAAGTCCCATTGACAGCTGAAACTGATGCCATGTTTGAGCGAGTCAAGATCATTGATGAGGCCAAGGCCGATCAGTTTTATCAGGAAATGTCCAAGGAGTTTATTGATAATCGGGTCAAATATGAGAATGATCCAGATATTAAATACCTTGAGAATGACATCGAGGTCAAGGAAACATCGATCAAAGAGACATCGAGAAACAAGGTTTTGACACAAAACAGGATCACTGAGCTGGTACGGCTGCTGGTGCCAGAGAATAAAGACTTTGACATGGCCTCGATCACTTATGCTGACATCGAGGAATTATTTCCATTTTCGATCCAGATGGAATTGATCGATCAAATCAATAATGTGATTTCACCCAATTATTCGGCCACCAAGGGAAAATAACAGGATCGGTTCGTAGGCAAGTCAAAGCCTACATCACAGCCCATGGGGCCGATCCAGCAGCAATTGATGAGGGCACATTCAATGACATTGCCATCATGTATGCCGATGGCTTAATTGGCAATCGTGGGATTTTGGAGGTTTTGGGGAACCTTACAGCTGGTCAATTTAATAAAATGTTGTCGAAAGGCAAGTCACCCTATACACTCGAGGATATAATTCCAAGGGCTTATGACTACATTTTCCCACCATTAAACGAAGTGGACAAACAGGAATTGGTGAATCAGAGGCTTTTGGCGTTTGTGATGATGGCACCAAACTGCCCAACACATTTATTTGAGGTTAAATAATGGCCAATATTATTGCTGGTTTAGGTGCCCAACTGGGGCTAGATACCACCGAATTCAGAAAAGGAATTTCTGAGGCCAAAAACTCACTCAAAGATTTAAAAGAATATATCCCAGAAATATTGTCGGTGGCTGCATTTGCTGAAATGACCAGGGCAGCCATGGAATTTTCAAATAAGATTGTGGAAACTGCCAAAGCCAATGATGTGGCCACAGCATCGGTTTTGGAGCTGGCCAAGGCTCTTGAGGAAAATGGTGGTTCAGCTGATGCCACCAGCAAAATCTATTCTGGATTCACATCCAAGCTAGAGTCAGCAGTCCAGGGCAATGCCAAGGCTCAGACATCATTTGAGAAATTAGGGGTTTCCCTTAATGATTTAAGGCATTTGTCTGAACAGGATTTATTTGAAAAGACTGTATCAGCTCTTGGTAATATGAAGGATTCAGCCGAGAGAAATGGCCTTGCATTTGAAACATTGGGGAAATCAATTAGGGGAGTGGATCTAAAAGGCTTGGCAGCCACTATGGCCGAAAGCAAAGGCACCATGGACAAGTATGCCAATTCTATTGAACAAGCCCATGAATTGTCACTTAAACTTGAGGCTGCCAGCAGAAACCTATCATTGCAGTTTACCAACGCATTTATTCCGACAATGAATGCTGTCTATGATAGTTTTCATAAAACTGGCACCATGATGGAAATGTTTTTTGGCTGGCTCAAGATTGGTGCCCAGGCAATTGGCGATTTTGTTGAGGCAGCTGTCACAGCATTTCAGCATTTTGGCAGCATCATTAAATTGCTGGCCAAGGATTTATACACTCTTTTTGATATTCGAAGCTATACCCAAGGCACATTTTTCAAGCAGCTCACAGATAATCTGAATCAATTCACCACAGAATGGGCCAAGGATTCTGACGATTATGTTGCATCACTCAAGAAAATTGAGGAGGCCAACAACAAAGTCGCACCTAAAAAACCTGAAGACAATATAAACAGAACAGTGGTGGCCAGCTATTCTGGCCAGCTATTGGCAGAAAAAGAATTGTTTAATTCTTACAAGAAACGATCAGATTTGAATTTGGAAATGCTCAAACAAAAAGAAAAAGACAAAGAGATAACCAAAAACGAAAAAGAAATGCAAGACGCAATTAATAACGTCTTGAATGAGCAGCAAAGAACAATTGACGATATTGATAAAAAGAAAAATCTAATTGACAAAAATAAACCAGGGGCCAGCCAAATGGCTGCTGAATTGGACAGACAAAAAACATTGGTTCAGATATCCACCGATTACTATATTGGTGAAACTAAAAAAGTGGTGGCAGCCAATCAAGAGGCCAGAACAAAATTCAGCACTGGCTGGAATGAGGCATTTGCTCAATATAAAGAAAATGCCGAAACCATGGCCGATGCTGGCAGAAAGTCATTCAATACAATTGTGGATTCAATGTCAACAGCATTGGAGAATTTTGCAAAAACTGGAAAAATCAGTTTTGCTAGTTTGGCTGCTAGTATTATTAAAGATTTGATTGCCATTCAAATCAAAGCTCAAGCAACTCAATTATTTAGTAGTTTGGGTGGAAGTATATTTAGTAGTGCATTTCAATCAAGTAATGTGTCAGTACCAGGTGAAGGCACAATGAGCATTTCCAGTTATTTTGGTGGGCCTAAAGCAGCTGGTGGTGATGTATCTGGTGGAACACCATATTTGGTGGGAGAACAAGGCCCAGAATTGATTGTCCCTAAAGGATCAGGTACTGTGATTCCCAACAATAAATTAATGGGGATGGGTGGAACAAATCAAAATATCACCAACAATTACATCAATGCAATTGATACCAAATCATTTGAGGATCGGCTATATGGCAGCTCTGGAGCAATTTGGGCAGCTAACCAATATGCTACCAAAAACATTGCCACAACGAGGAGCAGAACATAATGGCTGGTTTCCAAAACATTGTTGATATTCAACAAAAGATGACAGTAAATAATCGTAGGATGATTGGCCAACAAGTGTCACGATCAGGACAAGTCACAGTGGCTCAATATTTGACTTCAGTACCATGGGTTTTTACAGTAGTCCCACATAATTTTTTGTATTACCCACAGGTCAGAGACATTATTCAAGCCATTGATAATTTGGATCGGCAGCTGCCAGACTACATCACATTTGCATCGAGCCAGCTGTCATGGTTTACACAAAACCAAGGAACGGCCACAGCAGCCACTTTAAGCGGTACACCAACCCCAAACAGCCAGGCGATCAATTTGTCCTCAAATGGCAACTATAAAGCTGGGGATTTCATATCCATCAATGGTTATGTTTACAAGATTACCAATGATTCAACTGGATCATTAATTTACATTAATCGGCCATTGATTGGCGCACCAACATCATCGGCACCAGTGCTATTGGGCAATGCGTGTTCGTTTTATGTGGTGGCCGAGCAATGCCCAACATACTCATTGACACCAATGACCAATGGGGCATTTGTGGAATGGTCTGGGCCATTTGTATTTCGTGAATACATTACAGGATAATTATGTCAACAGCAATTGCAGCACTTGGATCCAGTTCAATTCGATATGCTGAATTTGTCGAATTGATTCTTACAGTTTATGCTGGAGAATTTATTGTTGGCAGCACTTATACTATTTTTGTTGTTGGCACGACTGATTTTACAGCTATCGGTGCATCATCCAATACAGTCGGAGTGACATTCACGGCCACTGGCGTGGGATCAGGAACAGGTAAAGCGCAGCAGATATTTACATTCTGTAATGCAGCTGGCCCAGTCACAATCAATGGGATCAGATATGCTGGTTATGGCACATATCTTGGCGTGAGTGAAATTCAGCAAGATATGAAAGCCAGTAGTGTGGATATAAAGTTATCTTTGTCTGGACTAGATATCAATGTGGTTTCACTGATATTGGCATCACCAGTCAAAGGCAGCACTGTAAAAATTTGGCGTGGATTTCTCGATGCCAACAATCAAATTGAAACCATTGGCGGTGTACAGCAGTTTTTCCAAAGATACCAAGGCATCATCAACAATGTGGCCATCAATGAAAATTTTGATGATCAAAAAAGGCAGCGCACTGTTGTTTGTATTGTGTCTTGTGCATCGATGCGATTGGTGCTGGATTCAAGGCTGGCTGGAATTAAGACCAATCCATCCAATTGGCGGTTTTTGTATCCCAACGACACCAGCATGGATCGAGTGCCAGTGATTGCATCGACTTATTTTAATTTTGGCCAAAACCCAATACCAGGCTCGGCCACCAAAGTGGTCGGATCCACTCAAACCAATCCAGCAGCACTGGTCGCATTTTCAAAAAATTCATGATTAGACTGGCAAACAAATTTGATATTCCAATTTTGATTGCAATGATTGAGGAATTCTCAAGAGAAACATTGATTCAAAAATACAAAGATCAAACATTGTGGGATAAAAAATATGTGGGGAATTTGCTTTACAGTTTGATTTTGGGTCGAGGTTTTATTGTTATTGACGAGGATTTGAATGGAATGATCATTGCCATGATTACACCAAATATTTGGTGTCCAAAATCAAATCAACTCAATGAGCTGGCATGGTGGGTGGCTCCAGAAAAAAGGAATGGTTTGCTTGGTGGCAAATTATGGCTAGAATTTAACAAACAGGCTCAAAAATTATTGGATGAAAAGCGCATCGATGTAGTGATGACATCACTTATGGCCAACAGTCCAAGCATTGATTATTCAAAACGTGGATTCAAACAATTGCATACAACTTTTTTCAGAGAATAAAACATGATTGAATCAGCAATTGCAGCGTATGAGGCATTCTCTGCATGGTATGCCACGGCTGGGATAGCAACACAAATGGCAGTGACATTTGCCATTTCAGTAGTTGCATCGAGGATATTTGCACCCAATGTGCCACAGGCCCAACAAAACAATGTTAGGCAGCAGGTGCCACCAGATCCAACAGCTGGCATTCCATTGGTTTATGGTGATGCATACACTGGCGGTCGGTTTTGTGATGCGGTTTTATCACAAAATCAAAAGCAAATGTTTTATGTGATGGTGATTTCAAACATTAGCCCAAATGGCCAATTTATTTACAATTTGCCGACACCAGGCAATCCATCCAATTTTTACTATCAAGATCAGATCATTACATTTGATGCTTTATATCCAGCCATGGTATCTACTTTGACCGATGGTGCAAACAATGTAACTCCATTTGCAAATCAACTGTATATCTATTTGTACACATCTTCCCCTACTGGCACGATCACACCGATCAATACAACTTATATGCCATGGGAAATAATGAAATATGATTCTGGCGATGAAAATACTTGTCCATCAGGACAGCAATGGGCCAGCACTAATCGAAATATGAATGGATTGGCGTTTGCCATTGTGCAGTTGGTGTATAACCAAAATGCACCTGGCACAACTTCATTGCAGCCAGTTACATTTTATGTGAGCCATTATTTGAATGGAGCTGGATGTGCCAAGCCAGGCGATGTTTGGTATGACTACATTACCAATCCGATTTATGGCGGTGCCATTGATCCATCATTTGTCAGCTCTGCCTCGGGCGCAGCTCTGAATGCTTATTCAGATGAATTGATCACCTATACACCAGCAGGAGGTGGCACAGCATCACAGGCCAGATATAGATTTAATGGTGTTTTGGATACTGGCCAGACTGTATTGTCAAATATCGATTTGATGATGACTTGCTGTGATTCATGGCAAGCATATCAGGCAGCCACTGGATATTGGCAAGTGGTAATCAATAAAGCTATTTCACCATCATTCGCATTTGATGATAATAATATTGTTGGATCAATCACAGTGGGGGAGCTGGATATCACCCAAATGGTGAATCAGATTGAGGCCAAATTTAATGATTCAACAAATAGGGATCAGGCTGGTTATGTGAATCTACAAACCCCAGCCAATTTGATATATCAAAACGAGCCAGTTAACAAATTCACTGTTTCATATGATTTGATCAACAATTCGGTTACAGCTCAATACTTAGCCAATCGGACACTTGAGCAAAATCGACTTGATTTGATTGTCAGTTTTTCCACCAATTACACTGGAATTCAGGTCAATGCTGGCGATGTGGTCACAGTGACCAATTCAAGTTATGGCTGGACAAATCAGCAATTCAGAGTGATGCAAGTTAAGGAATCATCATTGCCAGACGGAAATCTTGGTGCAGCAGTGCAGCTGATTGCTTATGATGCAAATGTTTATGCCACTGGAGACATTACTCAATATCATCCAACACCCAATTCGGGATTGGCATCACCCACCTATTTCAGCGCATTGGCTGCACCAACAATTTCAGCGCACCATGAATCGGCCACTCAACCCAATTTTGATGTGCAAGTTTATATTCCAATGGTGGGAAGAATTACCACTGGCACATTGTTTTATACAACAGTATCAACTCCATCACCATCGGATTGGAATACTTGGATTACATCAACCACATCAAATAATCAAACAGTTCCAAATAATAGTTATTATGTGTTTTCTGATTTGGTTTTACCAGCTGCAACATATTATTTTGCTTATACAGTCGGCAACGATAAAACATCATCAACATTAAGTCCAATATCTACTGCATTTGTTTGGGTTCCATTGTCTACTGGAGCTACTGGGCCGACAGGGCCAACAGGCAATACTGGACCAACTGGCAGCACTGGGCCGACTGGAGCAAGCGTAACTGGTGCAACTGGCCAAAATGGTTTGGCTGCCATCACTGCATACAAACTACAAAGTCAAACATTAACCCCACCAACATATTCAACACCCACATCGGGAGCAACTGCACCAAGCGGATGGTCATTGACTGCACCAACGGCCACAGTTGGCCAAGTGGTTTGGTATTTGATGGGCCAATACAATTCCAATTCAGTATCTTATGGTGGAGTACCAGCCAATTCAACGGCATGGACTGGGCCAGTGGCTGCATCAATATTTCAAGACATTGAGTCAGATAATTGGACTGGTGGTACTCCACCAACAACTGGTCCATTTGCACCGATTGCCTCACCAGGTTATTACATTCAAAAAAATACTGGCAATATGTATTTAAACAGTATTTATGGCCAAGGCGTGGCCAGATTTGATGGTCAAAATACTGCATCAGGCATTTCAGTGTCTGGATATGCTGCGGTGGTCGGCAATTTGTCTAATATTCAAAATTATGGTCTTTATGGGACTGCCAATGCAGCTGGTAATTCAGCTGGAGTTTTTGGATATAACTCAAACACCAGTTCATATTATTCTTATGGTGTATTTGGCCAAAATTCAAATCCATATTCTCCAGCCATTTATGGATATAACTATGGTGGAGGAACAGGCATTCAAGGAGTTGCAAATAGTTCAGGAATTGGCGTTTATGGGAATTCTTCATCAGGCTCTGGAGTTGAAGGAGATTCAGTCTATGGAGCTGGAGTAAAAGGGGTTTCCATTTCAGGAAATGGAATACAAGGCTCAGGGACTTATGGTGTTTACTCTACAACTGCATTTGGCACATCAAGCACAGCATTTGTCAATAATTTGTATTCTCAATATACTCAAAATTTAGTTGGCCAAGGAAGTGGCACATTGCTTTATTTTCAAACTGGGCCAACAACTGGAGCCAGTACAGCGACATTTAATCCAGCAAATAAACCAGGCTTAACAAGTGGCAGCAATACCTGGATTGAAGTTATCATCAACGGATCATCTTATCAAATACCAGTGTGGGCATCATAATGAGCAGAACAATCACAATTCCATTGACCTCAGTCACTGAGGATATCAACGACATTCAAGAGATACCAGGCGTTTGCGTCAGGTTTTTAGTGGGCAATAAGGATTCCAATAATAATTGGATTCTTGGCCAAACAATGCAAACATT